GTGCCGATGCGAAATTATGCGGCAGACTTTATTCGTTGCATGTATTGTTCAACTGTCTCTCTGCTGTCGCGGTAGCTTTTGAGATTGGTGAAGATTTGCTGCATCAGTACGCCGTTGGCAGCTTCTGCTACCATCCGCGAAGAATTGCCGTCGTGACGCACCGCATCAAGATACTCGGCGGCGACGTACAGTTTTTCCAGCATGAGCCCCTGCTTCCTGTTCAGACGGCGTATGTACTGTATATGCCCCTTGAGATGGCGCTTGAACTGCTCCTGCATGATCCCGTGGTCAATGAAGCCGTGCCCTGTATCGACGCCATGCTCCAGCATGAAATTTCGCGCCTCCGCGGCAAGGCCATTACGGCACCAGTTGAACAGGATGGCGCGCAGGCGGTTTACGGCGTCCAGTTCGGCGCGGGCTTCGGCATTGATGACCATGCCGAGGAACTTCTGGTGCATTACCGGGTGGTTGTCGGCCACGGTCGCCCACTTGTGCGTGCGGAAGCCCTGTTCGGCCAGCTTTGGCTTGACAAACGCCTTCAGCCGGTCACTGAAGCCTTCAGGCATCTCATCATGCACGAACAGGGCTATGTTATCGCAATAGCGCAGGTAGGTGATGTTCAGGTTCGGGTACTCGGTTTTCAGCCATTCCTTGATGGGAAGGTCAAAGGCGAAGTGCCCGACAATGTTTGACAGCACCGGGCTTGCAGGTGAACCCTGCTGCAGGGTATGTCTGCTGCCTTTTTGCACGACGCAGTAACGCGCTGCCAGCTTCGCCCCAATGTATGGCAGACCAAGCTGCTCAAGGCATCTGGCGATGTGCTGGAATGTCACGTTGTCGTAATAATGCCGGATATCAAAGCTGATGAACGTCTTGGCATGTGGCACGGCGCGCACGACATCCGTGGCAGTGATGCCCTTGCGGTAGGCAATTATGGACTCTGTGCCGGGAATGGCGTCAAACAGCGGCTCAAACAGAGTAATGAGCCTGCTCTGAATATGCCTCAAGGGCGGGTCGGATCGAAAGACTATCCGCTCGCCGAACTTGATTCTGTGCTGCATTTCGTCCCGCTCACGCAGCACCCAGGCCATAAGATTGGTTTTGACACCGATGGCCGCGCCAAGCGCGTACCAATCTGTGATGCAGGAAAGAGCGGTTTCCGATCCTTGTATCCTGCTAATGTCCATACGCCTGCTCCATGTCATAGGTTTTGATGGTTTTCACGGCTTCCCGGATTATTTCTGAAAGGACGCTGTTTTTTCTGAATAATCCATTGGCACGCTCTGAGGTGCCCCTTGCATACCTGTTGGCGTACGGTTGACCGAGAATGAACATGTTCACTACATAAAAGTTATCACACAGCAGGGTACCACCCAGAAGATCGTCTGCATGATGGCGGCTCACGGCATACTGCGTGTTGTATATGCCAAGAGCGCGGCCATTGGCGCGTATGTACGCGCGCAGCACGAGGTAGTTGTCAAGAAACAGGGCGCGCAGCCTGTCCTGCGCATCGGGCGTGAGCTGCGCCATAAAGCGGCATCCGATGGTACGCCTTGACGGCTCCAGGACAAAGACCACGGGCGCGATGTCCTTCACCAGGCCCTGATCGTTTTCATACTTGTTGCTGTTGATCAGCAGCAGCTTCGGAAGCCTGTATCTGCGGTCATATTCTGTGAAATCATCAAATCCGAACCGCACGGTCGTGAACACGGATTTGTCGATCTCTTCCTGTGTCACGCCGAGCGTTTGGCATTTTATTGATTGCAGCCCAAGCCTGGCAGGTGCGGGTATGGCCTCGTTGATGAGTGTGTCGGCATTCTGGAACATGAAGACCTCCTGGTTCATCTTTTTTCCTTATAACAGTAAAGAATGAAAATTTTGCTTTTGCACCTCCAATATTTAAGAGAATTTTCTGAATTCAAGACGGAGATTGCCGGCTATGCTCAAAGCGCACAAAGACCCCGTTGTCGATCAGTACACAGACCGTTCGGGCGCCATGCTGGTGAAAATTGCCAGCCGCATGGCAGACCGTGGACTTGCCGCAATGGCCCTGGACACCCTGTTCAAGATGGATAGGCCGTTGCGGAAGCAGGCGTCCTTTCCCGTGGATTCCGTCAGGGATGTTTTCCTCAGCCGCATTTACTTTGAGGCACAGCGAGAAAAAATCGCGGCGGACCTGGCCGAGGACATCAACAGCCGACTTGAGGTGCGCGAATCCTTGTACGGGTTGCCCGGCAAAATCACGTTCATGCCGGGACAGCACACGAAGGAGGCCGCGCAGGCCGTGGAGCTGCTCCCCCTGTGTAAGATTGCCTCCGCTGAAGAACTGTTTCAGGCCGGGCAGGATTTTTCCCGTGAATATGAAAACCTGGCTTCGGCAGACCGTGTTGCTTTTGCGAAGAACTTTGTGAAGGTCGCCGGAGAGTATGGCGTGGAACTTCCTGACGCCGTAAAGCTCTATGCGGCTATTGACGTGGCAGGGCGCCCGGATGCCGCGGAAAGCGTCCTGCTTCGCAAGATCGCCATGGAGCGACAGGGACGCGGGGCCGGTGGATACGACATCCTGTACGACAATATCCGTGGCCTGGACATTGCAGCCCTCCCGGTCGAAGAGCTGTGCAAGCTGGCGGAGGCCATTGATTCGGCCGACACCGCATACGGTCTGCGGGACAGCGGACATGGCAGCACAATCCCGGACGCATGGCATTCGGTGTTCCAGGTGAAAAAGGCGGAAGTGTCCGAAACCGCCCAGGACGCGGCCGGCATGACCAAGGCGGACATTATAAGCCGTTATGGCGAAGGCATCCTCGAGGCTGTGGAGGACGCCGACGGGAACATCGACCGGGAGCGCCTGGCCAGGATCGTGACGTCTCTCGGAAGGGATTCCCTCACAGGCACCAGCGTGGAGAACGCGTAATGGCAGACGCTCTTCTTGCCGCGCATCCCATAGACATTTACCGTGCCTGCGACCAGGTCTTCGCTGATGTCGACTGGCTTTCCTGGGAACCGGAAACCCTGCTTCTGGAGCTCAGGCACGATGTTTCTGACGCGGCCATTGACAAACTGCTGGCCGTGCAGGCTGTCGCGGCCAATGCCAATGCGGTTGTCCGCAGCGCGGCGGCGTTTGAGAAGGTGGTGAACGCGTTCAACAACAATATCTGCATCGTGGATGTTGTGCAGCCTCCGGAAGTCGAAGAAATGAGCTACGCGGTAAGCCAGATTGAGAAGATCATCAGGGCCGTGCATGGGGACACTGCGAAAATCAAGTATGCCGATGAAATCCCGGCCTATGTCGCCAGCGTGGCAAAGTTCCGCGGCTGGTTCATGCTACCGAGGAACCTCTCTTTCGGGCAGGGCGTGCTGAATGAACTGCTCGGCGTGAACGAAAATTCCAAGCTGTATGCTGAACACAAGAACATTCTCGACACCGTTTCAAATTTCATCAACAGCACAAGCAGGAAAAATGCCCGCGAAATTATGCAAGAGGCGTCGATAACAGAGCTTGAAACGAACGACACAGCCTCACTGCTTGTAAAGCACATTATCGGCGCCCTGCTTTTTGACCCCACGTTGCCGTATGCTCAGACAGGTACAGACTAACTGCACCCTGGCGCAGATTGCGCAAAAGATTCTCACGCTGCAAGGTGAGCCGTATTCCCTGAAAAACTACCCGATGTTTGTGCAGATACTGAATTCCCAGTATCAGCGCAGGCTCATGCGGTCAGGCCGTCAGGTTTCAAAAACCGTGAGCATGGCCGCTGATATGACAGTCAATGTCACAATATCCCCGTACAAGCAGGTTATCTACTGCAATTCCTCTGCCGCCCAGACAGCGTCATTTTCAACATCAAAGCTCAACCCGTTTCTGCAGCAAAGCCCGTATGTGTATTACAATGTCATGCGTGGCAAAACAATCATCGACAATGTATATAACAAGCGCCTGAGTAATTTTGCGGAAATTATCATGAGCTATTTTTCGGAATCGGCCGACAGGGTTCGCGGCCGCTCCGGACAGGACATGTATCTCGACGAAGTGCAGGACATGCTCTGGGATGCCATGATCGACGCGGAAGAGTGCCTTTCAGCGGCGCCACGACCCCGGTTTACCTATGCCGGGACCAGTAAGAGCATGAACACCCCTCTGGAATTTCTCTGGGGTGAAAGCACACAGAACGAATGGGTCATCAAATGCGCAGGCTGCGGCAAATACAACCGCCCGTCTGTGAAAAATATTGGCAAGAAGGGGCTGATCTGCAAAAACTGCGGACATGGTCTCAACACGTTTGACGGGCAGTGGATGAGCTTCGGCACAAAGGAAAAGCCTTTTGCCGATGGTTACTGGATACCGCAGATTATCATGCCCATGCACTGTCTCTCTGAGGAGAAATGGAAGCTCCTGCTGACCAAGCTCGAAGTGTATTCCCCTGCCAAGTTTGATAATGAGGTCATGGGCCTGCCGAACGGCGAAGGAGAATCGCCCATAACGGAGGAGATGCTTCAGGCGATCTGTGATCCGAACCTGAAGATGCTGGACAGGGTGTGCGAGGAAAATGCCGCCGGGGCGCAGTTCATAGCCGCAGGCATAGATTGGGGGGGTGGGGGAGAGCTTGGCGTCAGCCGCACGGTGCTGAGCATTTACGCGGTGTACCCTGAGCGCCCGCTGTTCAGGAAAATTTTCGGCAAGATTTACACTGAAGGTGAGCCGACCAAGCATGTGGAGGACATCGCCATGTGGCTTGGGCGCTTTGGCGCGCATATGGTCTGTGGCGACCACGGAGGCGGGTACTTTGCCATGTCGGCCCTGGCCGAAAGGCTGCCGTCGCACATGCGCCTCATACCGGTCATGTATTCTGACGCCAGCGCGCCCTTTCGCTGGGACGAAACCGCCCGCAGGTACACGGTGAACAGAACCGTGGTCATTGACTCGTTCTTCTCCGACCTGAAAAAGAAAGTCGTGCAGGCTTTCAACTGGGAGGAATTCCGTCCCTTTGCCCTCGACATCCTCAATGAGCGCCAGGAAGTTCTTGGCGAGGAGCGGGGCATCAGCAAACGCGTGTGGCGGCATTCTCCGCGCAAGCCTGACGATTCGCTGCACAGCATGATATTCGGCTGGTTTGCGGCACGAGTGCTGAGCGGCAGGATGGATTTTGCCGTGCTGAACGGGTAGGGGGCCGCAGCCCCCCACGGCAACGCAATGCGTCAGTTTTCCAATGTGCGCTCCCACGCAGCAATCCTGCCCTCAAGCCGGACGGCCAAGAATTCAGAGTAGTCTCGCAACCGTTTGCAGATGTATTTCGACTCCTCAATATACTCTGCCACCTTCTCATCAGCCCACTTGGGATGCGGAAGTCCGCTGAGGTTCGCCAGCCTGTCAGCAAGTTTTACCATGCCTGCCGCCGATGACGCCAGGGAGCCGGTGATACGGTCGATTGAGTCCATGCAGGCGGTGAGACCATGCAGGTCCTTTCGTTTGCTCAGTGCCTGCACATCGTTGGCAATAGTCCTGCCGAAAGTGGTAAGCAACGCATCAAAAGTCACGGAACAGTCTTCCATACAGTCATGCAAGATGCCGACAAGCTCGGCGGTTTCCGGATCAGCGGCACCGTTCTCAATGGCTGCTGACCTGGCCATTGATGCGACCATTCCCAGATGCGCCAGATAGGAAATCGTGCCTGATGCCGTATGGTATTTCTGGCTCTTATGCGCCAATCCTGCAAATAACCAGGCATTGCAAATCATTTCCGGGTGGAATCTGCTGCTATCCATACATGCTCCAGTTACGGTTAAAAAAATGCAGTTCTGCCCCTGCGGAACCTATCCGCAGGGGCACAGTGACCTATCGACGCGCCAGGTGTTCCGCCGAAGCAGCACTGGGATGCGCTCCTTTGCGAAGCGAAGGGCGCACAGGTAAAACAACGCGGTTTCCGCGTCCTGCCTGTAATGGCTTATCGTCACAAATACAGTTGATTGTCCTCTCGTCCCATGTAGGCGCCTGAGGATCGTTTCCGGAGTGAGCTTGCGAACGTAGGAGCGATCCGGAGGCGATTGGCATACCGGCGCAGTTTCCGCGCCTGCCAGTTTGAGCTGGTAATCGACAATCAATTTTCAATGCCCTGTTTGCCCTGTTTCGTCATCCGGGGTGCACCTGTGGAGGAGTCTCGTGAGGTCGTCGCAGTGAGCAACGCGAACGAGACGCCGCACGGACTCCAAAACTTGGTTTTAACGCGGTTTCCGCGTCCGCACAGTTTGTGCCATGCATCGGCAAACGTGTTCAAAGACTGCCCTCAGTGTGTTCCTCAGCCGGTTAAACGAACTCGCCGATTCCGTCCGTAGTGAGCAACGCGAACGGAGGCGGTATCATTCCGGCATCAGCGCAGTTTCCGCGCCGTCGGACTGTACGCCCGTAACGGCAATCTTTGTTTGACCATCCTATCATTCTTCCCTGGCCGGAGATGTCATGCCGGAACGAACGCAGTGAGTGTAGGCAAGACATGAAGGCCAGATACGTGCGTGGCGCGGTTTCCACGCCCACGGATATCTCCTGGATGTTTCCGAAACGATGGTCATGTTCTCTTGTGCTGTCTGTCCTCTGTGTCCTATCTTCATGCACGCAGGCCGGGAGCTGCTCCCAGTTGCGTGCGTAGGGAGCGCAGCGAACGGAGCCGCAACTGGATTCCGCTTACGGCGCGGTTTCCGCGCCTACGGTTGCAAACCGAAGCGACAGACAATTTTTATCACCGGCATCCATGCTGCCCTGCAGGGGAAGGGCATTACCGGAATGCCCCTTACTTTGTCGGCGCGGTTTCCGCGTCCGCATGCAGACCATGCACCGGCAGCAAAACTGTTCAGCGTTTCTATCCGTTTTTCTGGTCTTGAGCTGAGCCCACGACTGCAGACATACCTGCTCCTCCGCCCGGGCAGCCGAAGGCAGCCAGGGCGAAACCATACTTGGGACGGTTTCCGACCCTATGGCTTGTACGCCACAACAAACACTGAACTACTCGTCCTTTGTGATTGAAACCGCGTGACCCAGGTTGCACAGGGCTGATTTCCGGCTCAACGCGTTTGGGACATCCACCCAGTTTCCATCGAAGTGCGCGTCGCCGCTCACAATGGCGCCGCTGGCAAGAAAGACGCGGACACGTTGCCCTTCATACCGTTTTACCAGCTCCTTCGACGGCCCGGCCGGCAGCTCCGCCAGCCGCTCCTGTATGGCTGCCACCTGGTTTTCAAGCTCATGCAGACGTTCCTCTGTACTTGGCATGTGCTCTTTGTCGTTCATCCTGCCTCCAGAACCTGCACGCCTGCAAAACTGGAGTCACCCCTGACACATGAATTCATCCTCTTATAACATGGAATAGCGGCATTTTTGAAGGCTATGCCACTTCTACGTGCGTGTCCCCGTAGTTTGGGCCGCATCCAACATCGAATTTCCATTCTACCGGCAGCCACGGGGCACGCTCCGCCGTATTTCCCGTGATGATGCGCTTGATGTCCGCAAAAACCGGCCCGATATTCTTAGGCAGCTGGAACAGCAAGGAATCATGCACGGTAAGCAGCATACGCCCGCCGACGGTCTGCAGCCAGTTATCCACGTCTATGAGGTTGTACATGACAAGGTCGGACGACGTGGTCTGTATCCTGGCATTTACGGCCTGCCTGCCCATGCGGGCAGCCTGGCTGCGGTTGTACTGGGCGATGGCAAAACGCCGCCGCCTGCCCGTGAACGTCCATGTGTACCCGAAGCGGGCGACAAAGTTCTTGGTTCCGTCAATGTACGCCTTCACTCCAGGGTAGGTTTCAAAGAACTTGTCCAGGTATTCCTGGCACTGTTCAATGGGTTCCTGAATGCGCAGCTCACTCCACAGCTGTTGCTGCAGCCTTTCCGCCGACATGCAATAGATGGTACCGAAATTCACTTTCTTGGCCAGCTGCCGCTTGCGGTACTGGTCCGTTGTTTTGTCCTCCTTATGTGCCTTGATGTCGTCGTAATCGTATTGCGAGATACCAGCAGCGGTGAGGCAGTGCAAATCCTTACCGTTGTTGAAAGCATCGGTTAGGGCCTTGTCCCTGCTGTATGCCGTAAGCACTCGCATTTCAGCATTACTTACATCTAATTCAACAATATTATAATCCTCACTATCAGGCAAAAACAATGCCTTTAAGTTCAGATTTGCCTCTTTCAACTGGAATGGTACATTCTGGAGGTTAGGGTTTGAACTTGACAACCGGTACGTCGCCGTCCCAATCTGATTGAACTCCGCATGAATCTTGCCGTCGTAAGCGGAAATTTTCAGCCAGTTTTCGATGTATGTGTGCAGGCATTTGTCAAGCTTGCGGTAAACCAGCAGTTTTTCCAGAAACGGCAGGTCATGCCCATCGAGCAGCTCCTTGATGGTGTCGGCGTCCGTGCTCGGGGCGCCCGTGTCCGTACGCTTCTTCACCGGGAGCTTCATTTCCTCGTAGAGGATATTGGCCAGGTCCGGAGAACTGGAACTGGTGTTGAACTTGCGGCCGACCTCCGTAAACATAAGGTCTTCGGCCTCTGCCAGCTTCTCCTCAATGGTCGCCTTGTAGGCTTTGCATTTCTCGCGGTCCAGCCGCACGCCGTTGTACTCCATGGCGGCGATGCACCGGCAGAGCGGGGTGGTGTTGTCCCGCATCACCTCATGGCATTGCCGCGTGGGAAGCTTCCGTCCAAGCGCCTTTTCCGTCACTTCAATGCGCTTGCGCTCACGGCCGAAGTCGCCCTGCTGATCCGCCAGCACCATGCGCGTGGTCAGCGCGTCAATAGCGGCATACCTGAGCAGGATGCGCAGTTCCGCATCCTCGTAGGTCTTGATGGTCAGCTCCTCAGGAATGACCAGCTCGGGCAACGTCATGTGCTTTGCCAGTTCTTCCGCAGGAACGCGGGTCACAAGACGGAAGAGGGCTTCCTGGTACTTCTTAGGAATGACCATTTCCCCGTTCATCTTGCGCCGCCGCACTTCAACCAGAGCCTGAATATCTGTAAGCGGGATGTAGCCCTTTTCAACCCAAGGAACGTACGCGGCCTTACGCTGCCCGGCATCCAGCCCAACCCACCAGGCTACGATGGCCACCTTGACGGCCTGCTTGTGCTCCTCGGTCAACCGGGCGATTTCCTCGTCCTTCTTGTACCAGACCTCGCGCAAGTGCTGCTTAAGCTCGTCCTCGTATTTGCCCATGGAGGGGAACCGGTCACGGGTAAGGTCCTTCAGGCTGTATTCCCCTTTCTTGTCCTCATCCAGCACATGCTCGGCCAGGATGACATCGTAGGCCAGTGGGTTTTGCGGCAGGCCATAATGGTACTTGAGCCACTGGGTATCGAACTTGCCGTTGGCCATGATGATGGATATGCAGGGCGAGCCGAGCACCTCGGCGGTTTTGTCGCGCACCACGGCGAATTCCTCCGGCGTAAACGGGCACTGCCTGTGCTCGAAGGGATACGCCAGGCCTTCACCCTGGATATGCGACATGGAAACCATGATGACCCTGTCTTCCTTGATGTAAGGCTTAAGGGATGTGGTTTCCGTATCCACCGCAAGGCCCAGAGGCGAGCCTGTGGCTTCGTAGCGTTTCCTGGCTGCGCTGAGTATTTCGTCCAGCTCCCTGACGATGCCTTCCACGGTTGTCGGCGTGCGTATGTCCATTTGGACATCCGTGAGCCCGTCCTTGGCAATGGCCACGCCCTTGCGAATATCCTTCTCGAATGTCGGCAGGTATCCGGGAGACTTGCTGACCGATACGATATGGAACGTGGCCACGACGGGGATTTTGCCGCCTTCCGCCATGAAGTGGTAGATGCCGCCACGCATGTCCTTGGGCTGGGCCTTGAAGTCCAGAGCGCGCAGGGCATCCGCGCCGAGAGCGATGATCACCCGTGGCCGTGACCTGTCAATGCGCTGCTTCAGGATCAGGGAGCAATGCGAGACGATGTCTGCGTTGATGATGAACTTCTTCGCATCCTTGTCGTAGTCCGGTGAGCACTGGCAGGCGTATGCGTAGTCGATGCGCAGCCTGTCGCTCTGCGTGCGCCCGCGCTGGATGTTGTCCACGATGCGCCGCAGAAGGGCGCTGTTCTTGCCCTTGAACGCCCCGTACCGGCAGTCGATGTCGATAGGGAAGCCGCCTACAAAAAGGATGTCCGGGTTCGGCATGAATTCCTGGGAAATGCGCGGCCTGTCGCGTAGCGGACATTCCGCGCAATGCGTGGGTTTTTGCTGATTCACATTACCAACCTTCGTTTTGTTGCGGCAAAAAGCCCTGCGGGAGTTCACTGATCCCGCAGGGCCTGCCTACAAGCTGAAATCACCGCCGAGAACATTCTCCGATGGCGTCTGCCGCGCCTGGGCGCCTTCTTCCTCATACGCCTCAATGGGGATGCTCTCGGCCTGGTGTTCCTTGATGCCAGTGTCGTCGGGTTTCCTCTTTTTCATGTCCTCCAGCGTTTGTTCATCAAGAATGTACGCCGCGGAAATGACGGTGTACTGCGTGGCGTTCTTGATGTCGGTCCGCCCGAGCGTTTTGACGATGTATCTGTGGTCGCTGCGTGTGAGCCCGTGGATGAGGTACTTGTTTTTCGACACGGACTCCCGCAGGGAAGCCTCATCGTCATACCTGAACTCGGAGTTCTTCAGGAGCGTGTACTTCACGTCGCGCCAAAAGATGACGATCCATCCGCGATCCTGGAGCAGCTTTACGCCGACGCCGGAATTGTTCAGTGTGGCGATATCGCCGTCCAGGATGCAGTCCTTCGGTGAGACCGTGATGGCATTATTGTTGTCATCATAGGTCGTCCTGATGCCGGGCGTGTATAGCACGGCATTGAGCAGGTCCGAATGGAAATCCTGCGAATTCAGGTTCTCAATGAGGTTCCTGTTCTTATGCACGATCCTTTTGAACATGTCGGCAGCGTCGAAACCGAGCCAGTCGAGTACGACAAGCGCCGGCAAAAGGATGGTGATGTAGCGGTCATTGACCTTGACGGTCGTTTCCTGCTTGGCAAGCAGCGCGCGCAGTGCCGGCAGCCTGCTGCACAGGTCAGGAATCTTGTCCAGAAAACATAATGTCACGCTTTTTCGTATGCGGTCGATGTCCTCCGCGCTGAAGTTTTCATAGATGTATGTCCCGATATTCTTGCGGTTGATGTCCTTCTCCGTATAAATGGGCACCACGCGGTTCAGGAACGTCGGGTTGGAAGCCATGTTGATGGCCGCCATGATAACCGGCATCTGCAGCGTGTAGCTGGTGCGCATTCCTGCGGATGAACCGCCACGGGACATTTTCGCCCCACCGAAGGGGATGGAGTAGGCCAGTTCCTGAAAAGCGGACACCCTGGCGCTGTGGTCCGTATTCTGCCGAGCTTCAGCCTCATCCAGGCACAGGGCAAGGGCGGACTGGTTCATTTCCTGATATATGCCGGCAGGGGAGGCGTCGCTGGTAAACCAGGAGCCTTCAATGATGCTCGGCACCTCGAACGTCACCTTGTTCAGCGTGCCGCCGAGGAGCCCACGAAGGAAACTGGTTTTGCCGGACGTTGACGCCCCTGTTATGAAGGTCATGTTCACCTGGTTGATCGCCCGCTGAATGGGCAGGGACATGATCCACGCGGCGAGATAGTCCCGCGTGAGCTCATGCTCCTCAAACTTCCATCCGTCGAGAATCTTGCACAGGTCCTTGTATAGGGCATGCAGGTCTATCTGTGTGCCGGAGTACAGCTCCGCCTCATCGTCAACGACGGACCACTTCTTCTGGCTGTCCAGCATGAAGTAGAACTTGCCGTCAACGGTGCTGTTTACGTACTCCCACTCAACAGGATTGCCGGAGCCTGTCTTATACCGCCCCTTGAACACCTTTTCCCCGTTGACGAAATAGACCGTGTCCACATTTCCGGCCTCTTTCAAATCCCGGTAATGTATGCCCTGCCCGACAGAAACCATTTCCCGTATGGAGCAGGCGCCGGGAATGAGGAGCTTGTACGCGTCATTGAGCAGGGAGGCCGCCGTTTTCTGCACCTTCGCCCGGTCTACCATGAGGTCGCCGGACGACTTCTTATTTATCAGCGAACTCCCGGCAAGCAGGTTTTTGATCCAGCCTGTCACATCCTTCCCGATGTACTGGGAAAAAATGAGGTCCATCTGCTTTTCGGAAAACGGCACAATGACGCATTCGTGCTTCTGCTTCGACCATATCGTGAATTGCGGCCCGGAACTTGTCTGGTCGTAATAGGCGATATCAATGTATTCACGGAGCGCCTCGGCAATACGCGCTGCCGCGCCTTCCGGGGTGTCCAGAGCGTAGAGTGATGAATTCACCTCCTCCAGCTGGCTGAAATCAATGCCTTCATTTTGTGAGTAGCGTTGCACAAAGGTAAGCTTGCTCAGCTGGTCATGCAGGCATCGAAACCAGTTTTTGATGGTTGTCGCGATGTTCTCCCGAGTGGTGATCTCGATGTTTTCTCGTTTTGTCAGGTCTTCACGGTTATCTCCCAGCAGGGCCAACTGGCTGTCCCTGTCCTTTTTCAGTGCGGACACTTCGGCGTCACACTGCTCAAGCACCCAGCTGTACGTATTCAGAAACGTGGATGACCTGTCTGTGAACAGGTACTGGACAAGGCTTTCATAGCCCATGAGATTGACGGCCTCGTCCAGGTCGCCGCCGCGGAGATCAGGGGACCACTGGAATATCCTGTAGGACAGGGCCTTGTTTATCGAGTCACCCACGAAGTTAGCGGGGTTGAGCAGCAACCGCCGTACAACGCCGTCCCCATGCTTCACGGGGGCATCCTGCACCACCCATATGGTGCGGATGCCAAGCTCCCGCAAGAATGACAGCCCGCTGTTGCCATTGCCACCGAAGGCGAAAATCATGAAGTCCGTTCTGGATTCGGCGAGCTGTGCCGCCATCACCGTCAGGGCGTCGAATTCACCTTCGGTTACATACGCATTGGCTTCAGACGCGCCGATCATGCGGTTGTAGTGATGCAGACCAAATACGCCCATCTCCTTGATGAACGGGTCCTCGACGACGTAAAACGACTTTTCTGCGAGATTGCGGGTCACGTCCTCCGGCATTTCCTTGCCGGAGGCGTAGTTCCCGCATATCTCCTGCGCGTCGGAAGCCATTTTGCGCATCTTGAACCTTGATATCGAACCGGGGAGGTCGTTGTAATGGAAGCAGACGCTTCCCCAGTACAGCCTACCGTCCACCTTGGAAAAATAGGCGTCAAAGATGGCGTGGTATTCTTCCGGTATGTACTTTTTCAGATGTTCAGGCTTTGCGAAAACGCCTATGGGAAGGCTTCCCAACAGATTGAGCGGAATTTTCCTGCCGTACACTAAATAAATCAGTGCCGGTTTTATATAGTCCAGGTGGGGAGGCTGTTCCCGGACATACTCATCAATGACCTTACGCATTGCCGTTGCCGCGGCCTTCTTCATCTCCTGCTGTGTATTGAATTCTGACAGCTCATCAACGCCGGGGCCGATAATATCGGCGATGTCCATCTGCGTTGAGATGTCGGTGAGGGCAGCCGTGTACGACTGTTTACTGAGCTTTGCGTAAAGATTGATGAGGTCTGTGACGACTTTACCGCATGACCCGAAGCATTTGCCGATTCCTTTGTCGAAATTGAGAACAAAACTCGGCGAATGGTCATCGTGGTATGGGCAGCGGCCCTTGATGGAGTGTCCGTTAATCGTCCATTGTCCGTCGCGGTCAGCCTTTGAGAGGAGCAGATGCCATTGCTGAACAGACACCTTTTTCCAAAGGGCTTTCAGCGCCCCGGCCTGAAGCTTTCTATCCCCGGCAAGAGATGCAGTTTTCTTCTGACGTGCCATTACCTCGCTCCCAGGCCAGTGTTGCTGAAACCAAGGGCCGTGCTCCGAAGAACACGGCCCTCAAACCTGAGGCCGGGAGCGGTCAGATGGGCTTGCGGTAGGAGACGTACCGTTTTTCGGGAATCTGGAGAGGGGCCTGCGTCTTGGGGTTGCGCCCCATCCTGGCGGGCTTCACGACAAGCTTGAAGCGACGGCCGCTGACGCACACCGTTTCGCCGGCGGAGACAGTGTCATCGATGCAGTCGAACGTGTCACAGATGATGCGCGCCAGGAGCGTTTTTGAAATGTCGTATCCACGCTCGGATAGGCGTTCTACCAATTCTTTCTTGGTCATTGCTGTTTCCTTTTGCAGTTAGAGTGTGAAGCCCTGACCGTCGGCGACGGCCTGGGTATCTTCGGCGGTTGTTTCCACAGCGGCCACCTCGGCCATGGCGGAACTTTCCACGACAGGCTCTTCCTCAACGACCCTGGAGAAGAGCTTTTCCATGTAATATTTGCACACGGGCAGGAACCGGCTCGGCTTGCCCAGGCTTTCCTCCGCCTCGACGAGCCGGAACTGCGGCGTGAAATAGGTGCCGTTGTTCTCAAGGCTCATTCGGATGACATAGTCGTTGATGCTCTTGCGCTTGAGGCGCGCCACGTTCTTGGCCTGCTTGTAGGCGCGCTGCAGGGCGTTCCACGACCCGTAGGCCGTCCCGTGCAACTGCAGGCGCACGGGAATCCTTCTCTCGATATCGAATAGCCCCAGGGTGACCACGGCCCGGCAATCGGGCTTGCTGTCGTCATTCCACACCGCATGCGGGCATACGACCTTGCGCTGGTATTCGCCGTTGCGGAGCACCAGCTCGGAACACACGCTGTTCAGCGGCACGGCCACGCGCTCCGACGGAATGACGCCGTCATTGGAGTAGCAGAGCAGCCTGTTGGCGTCGTCACCGCCCTTTTCATCATACGGGCCGAAATTGCGGAACCCGAATCCGGCGATGGTAATGGGCATGAGGTTGAGCACCTCGGCCGCTTCGTTGGCCGCAGGGTCGTCCTTGTCGAACTGGATGAGAATCTTGCCGGTAAACGGCGCCAGAGCCTTGTTCCGGGTGACGTGGCCGGGCTGCACGATCTGCAGGTCAAACGCCACGTCCAGCAGGGGGATTTCCTCCTGGTCGATGGTTCCGACAGGACCGTCATCCGTCTGCGTGATGAACGACGCGTCATACTCGCGATTTTTTATAAACCGATTATGCTGCGCCTGCACCAGCGTAGTGATTTGCTGGCTGTTGGGGATCGTGCTGCTTTGTGTCATGGCGTTGCCTCCTAGCTTAGATATTGCTGATGCTTTTGAAATTGTTTAATGCACCATGCGAAATTTTGTCATGCTCTTATAACAGAAAAAGCTGTTATTTTCTCCGGGTACTTGCGCATAAAACCGATAATGTGCTAGGAGATTCGTTAACCTTCTAGCATGGGAGACAGTAGATGCGTCACGCAAGAATCGAAGCGTACGAGGCAAGAACCAATCTGGCAGACATGCTTGATGACGGAATAACAGAAAAAGCTGTTAACAATGAAAGCAGCATGGAAAAATGTGACGCTGAAACAGACCTGACTGGAATGATGAATTGTGGGAATGAATCAGCCGACTTGCAAAATTATGATATGGATGATGCGCGTACGGAAATTAAATCAGTCGATGCTGTAAGCGCTGTTTCCGTATATAACCAATTACGAAAGAAGCATGATAAAAATAAGCATCTAAAATATAAGTATGAAAAAGCATCAGTAGAGCAGCTCCTACTTGATTACCATAGTGAATGCAATGATTCTGTAAAAAAATGGCTCCGTGAAGAAATTTTTTTTAGAATATATTTTTTAATACCACACGCTGTAAAAAAGAATTATCGCATTGCAAGTCATACATTTAATGACGCAATGCAAAACATGAGTTTTACAGTATTGCAGGCAATAGACACATTTGACCCTACAAAAAATTTCAAATTTGTAAATTACTTGGTCGGGTACTTCAAGTCAGCGATATCAAAAACATTCCGAGATACAAATGTTGTTTCCGTGCCTACTGGACGTAGGAAAATCCTCAAGGAAATGCAACAATCCATCCGGACAGAACCTCTTGGTGACGCGGAGGAAATACTCTCCTACACCGGCGTTGAGTACATGGAAAACGGCACGGCCGGGATGCCGAATTTTGATTTTGATGAAGACCTGCATAACAAACAGCTTATTGAATGGCTTGAAGAAGCATTGAGCTCAGAGGCCGATGTCGTCACCAGCGACGAGCGCCGCGTGCTTGTTTTGCACTACGGCCTGTTCGGGCATGACCGCCTTCCATACCACGACATTGCCAAGCTGCGGGCGGCAGAGGGACGAGGTTGCGCGTATAGCCGCCTTTCACAGATTCATACCAAGGCCGTAAAAAAACTGCAGCGGTTTTTCTCTGATCGCGGCATAGACGAATACTAGCCGAAGGATCAAAAAAGACGCGCCGTAGATCACCACGGCGCGTCTGACGGGCGTTCCGGCTATTCCTGCGGCGCTTTTAGCAAATTCAGCAATTTCCTTTGGTATCCGTCAAAAAACAGCACACCGCAGTTAGAGCACACATGCACAAGAGCGCTGTGTGCGCCCAGGCGTTCTGCCGGGGTGGCCGTGGCTCGCGTCAAAAGCAGAGCCACGGCTTCATCCCCGGAGTTGTCAGCGCCGCATACAGGGCATTTTTCAGGCATGGCCTCAAGCCTTTCCGCGCATTCGCGGCACAACGTACGGTCATTGCCAATGTTTACGCCATGTTCGATGTCCTTGCGGCACTCGCAGCATTTCATCCTTTCTTTCCTCTGCACAGGTGCCAGTACCCGCACCAGTTTTCATTGCAGCACCAGGCGTCAGGCGCGCATGGAACAAATATTCCGCTTGTGATGAGTCTGGCGGCTGATTCCACCAGATACTCGAAATGCCCGGCCTCGCTGCCGTCAAACCGGTATTCAAGCTTCCTGAGGTTGGAGGCGTAGTCTGTCACCCCGTCAACGCCGGATTGCTTGCTAACCGGCTTGCCCTTGGTCTTCACAAGATTGTGTATCTGAATATCGCCGATGCCGGTCATCAACGCATACAGGTTGAATTGGAGGGAATTGGACAGATCGCCCATATTCAGCTTTTTTCCGGTGATTTTATAATCCGCGATAGCGACCGTCTGGTTTTTTTCAAACAACAGGTCAATATACCCAAGAAGGGGTACCCCGCAAGCCATTGTAAGCCGATATTCCTGCTCCGTTGCGACAGGTTTTACATATTGGCCTATGTTTTCCACATACTTTGAAAGAAGATCGGGAAGCAGCGCATGCGCTTCTGCTTTTTCTTCCGATGTAAGCGTATTTTCATTGTCTGACAACCAGTCGTTGAATGTGTCACCACTCAATTCACCCACCTGTTTTGGCGTTAGTCGCACGGCGCTGTGCATGGCGTCAACATAATACGTTTCCAGCGTCGCGTGCGCCATTTTCCCGATGGCCAGTGCAGCCGTAGGGGGATTGACAATACCTTTGATATACCTGAATTCATACTGCCTAGGACATGTTTGCAG